CTAAGACGTACAACGAAAATCTTTCCATGCTAGGAGACCCGAAGACCAGTTCTTCGAAAAGAGACGTTTTTGTTCAGCCTGAACTGGAAAATGTAGTAAAGCAGATCCGGATCTGCATGATGAAGCAGCGCATGATGTACGGATACCCGGACCGTGGATTCTTCTTTACGGGCATTGATGGCGGCAGAATCGGATATAAGGCTTATTGCAAGTATTTGAAGCAGATCAGTGAGCAAACAGGAATAAACAAAAAAATAGTGCCGCATACACTGCGACACACAATGACGAGCCTTTTTGCAGAAGCCGGAGTCCCGCTTGACGTGATTAGCCGAAGGCTCGGTCATGAAAATTCAGAGATAACCAGAAGAGTCTACATGCACATCACCGAAACAAGGAAGATCCAGGATAACAACACCATTTCTTCTGTGTCTCTTCTGGCAAATGCGTGACCTTAACATATCACGCTGCGTGACCTTTTGCGTGACCAAGTCCATTTCAGCCCGTGGTTGAGCTATTTGTAAAGCGGGTGATGGGCTTGGTCTTTATTTGTACAATGTACTATACAGTATTCTGTAGTCTGATAATCTGTGATCTCACTAATCCATATAGTCTAATATGTCTCTGAGATATTCTGTAGTCTGCATGACCAAATTGCGTGACCAAAGGGGCCGGCATAATACCGACCCCTCTTTCGGCAGACAACAAAAGTGATTATTACATCTCTTCCATCATCATGCCATCATCGTAAGAACCGCCGCCAAAGTACGGCCTTCCATACGATCCACCATAGGGACCATATGATCCACGGCTGGAATATCTTCCCATGCTGTCTCTTCTTGCATAACGCCCTCTCGCACCGGAATACCGATCAGGATAGCGTCCGCTATAGCCTTCATCGCCAGCCTCGTTCATGGCAATTATAGTCTCTACGCTTTTCAGCGCATGAGTCAGTTTGTCAATGATGTCCAGGGAACCAGCTGTCATATCCTCTTTTTTCCCGTACTCGTCCAGTTCCTTGCACAGCATCTCTTTAATCTTGTGTAATGTCTGTGTATGCATTTTATGTACCTCCATTATGCGATGCGATTAATTACAAGATTTGCATTCTGCATATTAATCACAGGTGCCGGTGTAACAGTCGGATCCGCAGATGCCGGAACGCTCTCAACAGATACAGAGAAGCAGCACCCTTTCGGGACCTTGATAATTGCGGTAGATGTCACGTTTCCGTAATTGGCATCTCCTGCTGCAGCTGGAACATAGATCGCTCTGCTCGTCAGACGCGGATCTCCATTCACTGCAATTGCGACAGCGATACCGCCTTCCGGTACAGTTCCACCTTCTGGGACCGCAATATTCCCATTAAACGTCACCTGATATGTTGCAAAACACTGACTTGTAATACCGCGCAGAATAAAGATTCCTGTTTCGTCTTCGTGATAGACGTAGCCTTTACGGCAAGGAATGGAAGCGGTAAAGATTGCCGGAGCATTCAAAGCGATTGACTGAACGGCATTAGCTAAATATTCTGCTGCCATATCGCACCTCCTCAGATCGAGCCGCAGCCGCACCCACAGCCGCTGTTCTGATTGCAGGTAAAGATCGGAGTGCGACCGTAAACCGGGGTTGTCGGAACAGGGCAGTTGGACAGGCGGTTGTAGAGGGCATCCACCTCGTTGTTCATGCCCTGTGCAAACAGTGCGTTCTGGTTCGCCTGAGACTCACGGAACGCCGCCATATTGAGCTGATTCTGAAGGCCGTTATTCTCTCTCTGGGCCTGCGCAAGCTGATTCTTTACGCCGTCCAGTTCAAGTGCACAGAGCTTGTCGAGAATCGCCTGAGTGCTTCTGGTCTGGCTGTCAATGATGTCTCTGGTGTTCTGCATTGCCTGAGTACGATCGCTGCAGTTTTCCGTTGCCACAGTGTACTTCAGGTCAGCCGTTGCCGCCCGATTGTCACAGCAACACTGTGCAAGCTGAGACTGAAGCGCATTCATGCCCTGAGTATTTGCGGTCTGTGCAGCAAAGGATCTCTCGAGGTCCGCAATCTGTCCGGCATACATCTGCTGTGCGATACTATTCTGTGCGCCGGTCACTGCATTAATAATGCCGTTTCCGGTCTGACAGATGTTCTGATTTACGCCAGCAATGCCAAGCGCAGTATCACCGAAACCGCTTGTCACGGCACTCTGGATACCACCCAGCATGTTCTGTGTTGCCAGATGATCGAAACCGCTATTCGTATTTGCGTTGATACCATTCTGACCATTCAGAAGCCACGGGAAGTCATATCCAAGGCCGCCTCCGAAGCCGCCTCCGAAACCGCCCCATCCGTTGCCTCCGAACATGCCGAAGATCAGAAACAGAATGATCCAGGATGACCAATCGCCACCGAATCCCATGCCATTGTTAAATCCTGACGGCTGAACGAGCATTGTCGTTCCCATTCCGCCATTTTCATCTGTAAGAGCCATAATGTGCTCTCCTTCCTCCGCTATCTTTTTGCGGTGAGCGGCTACCCTCGAAACGGGTAGTCGGTTAATAGTTATATATGTTAAGTCGCGCGCTGACTTACATTTTGAATATTTTCCGTATCATGTTTGCATCACTGACGGCCTGGTTATACTGATCCTGAGAAAGCTTCCCCTCGTCCATCAATTTCTGAATAAGGCCGCTCGGATTGTTTTTGAATTCATCAGGAATATTCATCTGCTGAATCATCTGCTGTGGATTACTTAGAAACTGTTTCATCTGCATGAGCATCCGTGGATTTATCATTTCGTTTTCTCCCTCCTAAACGGCTTTTTATGGAATTGATTTCCTCCCAGATCTGATTAAACTGGTCGTCATAATTTGGGATCTCAACAGGCTTCTCAGGTTCAGCCGGAACGTCATCTTCTTTCACCAATCTGTATTTCTCAAAAACTGGCTGATCGAATGGTGAAACGCCTTTTGTTTTCGTGCAGACGTATGGAGCATTTTCGATCTTAAATGTGACAGAATTTCCAGGAGCGACAGGCCAGTTATATGCTTCCTCGATGCTCCTGGCGGAAACAAAACCATTGCTCTGGATCTGCGGCTGTTGAACCTGTTGCTGCATTGGATACTGTTGCTGATATGGGTATGGATATGTCTGATACATGTTATATGCCATCTGCTTCCCTCCAGTAGTAAATGATTGGAACCTCGTCAGCTGAATTGAAACTATCGAACCAGTTGCCATCAACCACACTTACCGCATGTTCGCCGGTTCCCAAGACATATGTACCGTATGGGTGATCGTGAGCGAAATCAGCAACCGTATAGCACATAGGGCATGTGTTAGGAATTGCTGCTCTCTTAAATCCGTGTTCCAGGAGGAGACTTCCCCAGATCCAGTTCTTGTGCATCATATCGCCAAGGCTTCTTCCGTGGTCCGCCAGCGTGTCATATGCCTCATCCCAACTCATATTCAGTGCCTTAGTAAGTGCTCTGACGGTACAGTCATCCGTTCTGTATGCCTCTGGGTTTGGGTTGTATCTAACAAACATATTTCTTGCCTCCACCCAAATTGTAAGACAAAAAACAGCACTGGTCGATGAATTGCCAGTGCATGTTTTGTGCAATTTTGAGGCATAAAAATACCACCCTACTCAGAGGGTGGTATATGTTCAAAAATCTTATCTTTCGACTTGTAAACTATATTCTTAACCTGTCTTACACTAAGATGAAATTCGTCCGATAATTGCTCAAATCCGATACCGTCATACATACGCCTTCGAATTATTTCACGGTCACGTTGATTAAAGACCCATTGATCAATAGCTTTATATAACTGATCCTTCGATATATCTCTCATCGTCTCTTTGTAACAAATCCGGTCCCGTGGCACATATTACATTTAACAGTATGTTTACCGCGTTTCCGTCTCCGAATCTTGATAGTCTGTCGAATCCTTGCCATATGCATTACCTACTCCCGCGACTACCGCGTCACCTTCTCCAGTGTCAATGTCCTGCGTGATAACCTGGTCTTCGAATTGTGATTCGTACCAGATCCACCCCGCGTTTGTAACTATAAGCGCAGCGAAAATTATGATACACAGAATCCATAACCTTCTTATCGTACGCTCCATGCTCGCCATGTGGTCTTCATGTACAATATACGGAATTGTTTCAGGGATTGTTTTCGGTGCGTTGTTATCTCCCATTTTAGGATCCTCCTTTACGCGACTTTATACTCTTTTATTATCGCATCGAATCCCATGTACTGCAATGAGTTTTTTCTCGCTTCCGCATTTGCTTTAATCGAAAATGCACCACACTGAACTCTATAGAATCCTTCCTGCAAATCTGTGATAAAACAATCAACACCCGCAGCCGAAACCTGTCTCAGTTTGATTTCAGCATTTTTACGCTTTAGATATGCCCCGACCTGAACACGATAGATGATTTTTGCGTCCTGTGTAGGATCAGATCCAGAAGGTTTAGAAGAACCACCAAGGGCTTTAGTTACCTTCTCGGCAAGGTCACCAAGCCTTTCGTATAGCCAATCTCCCGGACAGGCCTTGTTGGCGAACCACCTATGGACCGTTAGCACCATCTCGTCTGCAGCAGGCTGATAATTCAGAGCCTTGTCCTTGTCTCCTAACCACAGCAGTTTATTCTTACCGTTTCGCTTACAGATATCAATACAGAGGTTTATAAGCGACTGATACACCTTATCATTGAAAGCATACGGATGAGTCTTGTCGGAAGCGCACTCGATTGTGACAGCGCGGTTGTCGTTCGCAGATGAGCTGGAACACCAGGATCGGATGTTCTCCGGCACTCCAAGACCGATCCTTCCGTCCGTGCCGATACCATAATTGGCTGATGCTTTGGTGGAAGGCTGCGCAAGCCATCCGAGCAGATCCTCGATCTGCATCTGGCCAACAACACAATGAGGAGTTATCCTGTCAATGCTGTGGTTCCGCTGTCCGCTGTTATTCTGGCTCAGTTTTGTATAGCTTACCAATGGACTATTCACGCTCTTCTCCTCTGGCTTTCCAGCCGGATAATACGATGAAGGTTCCACTCCATCCAAATTGTCGTATCTGGTGAGATTATGCTTCTTAATAATATTGCATACACCAGATGCATATGTCGGACCGGTCGCATATCCCTTCTGATGGACGACAGAGATCAATCTGGCATAATCTTTTACGTCCTTTATGTCGTTGTAGTATTTCGGATTCCCAACTGAATATCCGCCCCATCTCATAAAACAGAGATAATCCGCAAAAGACTGCTCCACATTATCGTAAATGCGGAAGTCGTCTGTAATCGTGACAGGCACACCACCATAGACCTCTGGAGTCTTCTTGGACAAGTACTTTCCGGGCCAGACGGACAAACCAATATCCACCCACGATTTATTGAGCAGTTCGCGTTTGATACCCACCATGTTGTTCTCTTCAACAAGTCCGCGAACACCGGGATTATCCCAATATCCCGGGATCGCATATCCGACTTCCTTGCACGCCTGTGCAATCAGGACAGATGGAAGGTAAAACCCGAACCGTTTGCAGACCTTCTGGGCGAATGGAGCAACATATTCGATAAATTCCTGTTCAGATGCGCATATCTTCATATGATCACCCTTCCACTTCAGGCAGTCCTGCAAGACTCGTCAGGATTGAAAGTACAGCCGCCAGGCAGGACGCGGAAAGCACCATTGTCCAGTTGACATCGCCCATGACAGCCGCCGTCCCTATTGTGGCAATCGCTGTCTGCGCACAGGTCTTGATTGCTCTGATTGCCGCCGCCTTAAACCACTGCTTTGTAAAAATACCTTTCATTTCCCTTCTCCTTTCCGCTACGATATCTTTGTATATACACTCACTCCGCAAACACCGAATACCGCCATTCCCTCCCCTTCGGTGGTACTGGCATTCACAGCAGATTTCATTTACCGTCATCATGTCTTTCCAAATCATCTATCCTGTGGTTTGCCGTCTTCTGCTTCTCTTCCATCACGTCTGCTCTACGCTCCAACGCATAGGTGCGATCAATCAGGTTATTGTGTTTGTCCACCTTCGCTTCCAGTTGCTCAAGACGGTAGCTGATCAACACAATGTTGTCGTTGTGCGCTTTTGTGGTTTTGGCAGTCTGAAAGTGGTTGTTGATCATGCAGACAATGATTGCCGCTCCTGCTGATATGAGTGAAGCTAAAATCGTTGTGTCCATTG